AATCATCCTGGTGAGGTAAGTAGTCAATCAACACTTGTTAATGCCGGAGATGTTATTCATCTCTATAGGGCCGATAGACCTGGGCAGGTAAGAGGAATAAGTTGGTTATCTCCAGTTATTATTCAACTCAAGAAACTATCAGACTTTGAGGATGCGCTGTTAGAGAAACAAATAATCTCTAACCTCTTCACTGGTTTTATCTATGACGCTAACGAGACTTCATCTTCCGCAACGACTGATACGGCTGCATTTGAGCCTGGAAGTATGGTGACGCTTGGTCCTGGTAAAACTATTGAATGGTCAAATCCTCCGCAACCTTCAGCACCTGAAAGTTATTTGGGTCATTCTCTTAGAAGTATAGCCGCTGGCGTGGGAATACCATACGAGGTACTTACAGGAAATCTATCTGAAGTAAATTTCTCATCTGCTCGTATCTCTTGGCGGTGAATTCCAGAGATTGATTGATGATTGGAGATGGAATTTAATTGTTCCGCAGTTTCTTGGTCGCGTCTGGCAGTGGTTTTTTGAAAGTTCAATGCTTGCAGGGTTGTATAGAGCCGATTTCGCTCCTGTATGTAATTGGACGCCTCCGAGGCGTGTAATGATCGATATTGCAAGAGAAGTTCCGGCTATTCTTTCAATGATTAGAACTGGACTAATCACTCCAAGCGAAGCAGTAAGAGAACAAGGATTTAATCCTGATGATTTCTGGAAAGAGTATTCAGATGATTTGAAGAAGTTAGACGAGTTAGGGATAGTATTAGAGGCAGATTGCAGAAAGGATTCTCAACGCAAGTCTGCACTGGCAAATCAAAACGATCAACAGAGCCAAACTCAATGACGATACTTTATTCGGTGTATGAAACCACCAATCTTTTGAATACTAAAAACGAGATAACTATGGATGAAAAGTCAATTATAGAGTTTATTAGTTCTCATTCTGTTTTTGGTGCTGGTGCTGCTGCTGTATTGGCAATGCTTTACAAGATATGGCGCATACTGAAAGTAGATAGAAAAGAGGATAGCCTAGACAATGCGGAAAGAAAACTTAGAGATGAATTGAGAGATGAAATAAAGGTTCTCAAAGAGGATATCAAGATACTGAGCAATGAAGTCAGAATATTGAGAGATACCCACATTCAATGCCAAGACGAAAATGCAGCACTAAAAGGCCGTATAAAATGGCTTGAAACTTGTCTCCGTTACTGCCAACTTAATCATCCTCCTGAGTGTCCGCTTATTGCTCATTTAGGCGAAAAACAGTTTAGAGAACTTATAGCAGATAGAGGAACTGATGAACAAAGTTAGCTCCATCATAACTTACATTATCACAATCGTGCTTCTATTGTCAGTATCCTTTCAGTTTTACTACTACAATAAGTTTATGTCGAAAGGTCCAAGATTTACAGCATACGACGGACAAGAATTATGTGAAAGAGTTAAAAGATTAGAAGATAGGAATTCACTTTCAATACAAATGCCTTGCGATTATACAAAGGAAAAGAAATGAACGATAACACTATTACTACAGGGATATTACAAACACGAGCATCGTTTAGTCCATCCACTTTCAAAGAAGAAGATAAAAGCGTGGAAGTAGTATGGACTACTGGTGAGCGTGTTCTTAGGCAGCCTTTTTTTGGGGAATCATATTATGAGGAGTTAGATGTAAGCGAGAAGAGTGTTAAACTCGATAGACTTAACTCCGGTGCTCCTGTATTAGATACCCATCGCAACGGTGGGTTAGACAACGTTATTGGCGTTGTAGATAAAGCCTGGATCACTAATGGTCAAGGCAGAGCAACTATTCGTTTTAGCGATAGAGAAGAAGTTCAGCCTATCGTTCAGGATGTAAAGAGTGGCGTGATTCGTAACATCTCGGTTGGTTATTCTGTTTCTAAATACCAAGATGTTTCTAAAGACAACGCTAAAATAAAAACATATAGGGCGGTTGATTGGCAACCTATGGAAATTAGTCTTGTTCCTATCGGTGCTGACAGTCGCTCACATATTAGAAGTTCATCTGAAGAACAGATGAACACAACCACAATCATAAAGGAAACCATAATGGATAATATCGAAAACAAAGAAGTTGAGACTCGTTCTATTGAGCCTCAAGTTGATGCTTCCGCCCTTATCGCGCAAGAAAGAACCCGTATTGCTGACATCACCAAGACGGTTCGCTCTGCTAACTTGCCAGTCGAATTTGCTGAAGATTTGATCGGTAAAGGTGTGTCTATTGAACAAGCCCGTGGATTGATCTTGGATGAAGTTATCAAGAGACAACCACAAATTACCAATACGACAACCGTAACTGATAGCAAAGAGAATATGACTCGCGGTATTGAGTCTGCCTTACTGGCCCGCGCCGGCTTCGAAAAGATGGACAACACAAACGAATTCCGTGGATTTAGTTTAGTTGATGTTGCTCGCAAGTTCGTTACTGACAACGGTAAAATGGATAAAATGACTGTTGTTGGCCGTGCTTTTTCTACTTCCGATTTCCCTTACTTGCTAGCCAATGTGGCTAACAAGAGTCTCCAAAGCCGGATTTGAGACTGCACCTGAGACTTGGAACCTTTGGACTCGTACTATTTCCGTAAGCGACTTCAAAACACAATCTATCGTAGGTGTAAGTGAGTTTGGTTCTCTCGATAGCATCGGAGAGGGACAGGAATACAAGTATGGTTCATTCTCAGATAAGCGCGAACAGTTTGCCCTTGGCACCTATGGCAAGTTATTCCCTATCACTCGCCAAGCCATCGTCAATGATGACTTGAACGCTTTGACTGGTATTCCTGCTGCAATGGGCCGCTCCGCTGCTCGTAAGATTGGCGATACTGTTTATTCTGTTCTGACTGCTAATGCTGCAATGGCCGATAGTGTGGCTCTTTTCCACGCTAACCACAGCAATCTTGGTAGTGGTGCTCCATCTGTTTCGGCTTTTGATACTGCTAGAAATTCTATGGCGAAACAGGTTGATATTTCAGGTAGTGCTGTTCTAAATATCCGCCCTGGCTTTATCTTAGTGCCTGTCGCGTTAGAAGGTACCTCCAAGGTAATTGTAAGTTCTCAGTATGATCCTGATACCGCTAACAAGCTCCAGCGTGCCAATATGGTTCAGGGCTTGGCAACTGTTGTTTCTGATGCCCGCTTAGATGTTGCATCTACTGCTGTTTGGTATATGGTCGCAAATCCTTCCGTTTATGACACTATCGTTGTTGCTTTCCTTGACGGCAATCAGACGCCTGTTCTCGAACAACAAGCCGGTTGGACTGTTGATGGAGTAGAGTATAAGGTTCGTATCGATTGCGCTGCAAAAGCCGTAGATCACCGTGGAATGTTCAAATCTACTGGTGTCTAATTGAATTAATGTGAGAGAGTATAATTACTCTCTCTAATACCAAAACATAAAAAGGAACAAATAAATGAAAAATTATATTCAAGAGGGTAAAACCCTTTCATTAACCGCACCTTATGATCGTACTTCCGGCCAAGGTGCTTTAGTTGGTAGTATCTTTGGCGTTGCTGTCACTGATGTTCTGAGTGGTGCAACTGGTCAATTTACAATTGAAGGCGTTTTTGAAATTAACAAGCTTTCTACTGATGTTGTAACCCTTGGATTGATAATCTATTGGGATGATACTAATAAAAGATGCACCATTACGGCTTCTGGAAATACTAAGATTGGTGCGGCTATTGAAGCGGCTGGCAACGGTGTTTCTACTGTTAAGGTAAAACTTAACGGAACTGTGTAAAATGTCTGATCCATTTGCCATCGCAACTGATTCTATATTCTCCTCCACGGTTGCCGTTCCAGGTATTCTCAAAGATACTCTCCGGCAACCAATACAATGTGAGATGTGTAGTTCAATCTAGTCTTGCATTGGCATTACAAGGATATGCTACTCAAGTAAGAGATGACAGAACAACGATAATCATATCAAAAAGAAGCATTGGGGTGGCATTGAACAGGGATGTTATTTCTTCACTTGAAACCAACGGAAAAACTTATTCGTTTGATAGTGTATTGTCCGAAGATGACTACACTATCAGCATTTATTTTATGGTGATTTAAATGCTTGTGACAATACTTGATAAGATAAAAGAGAGATTAGATACGGTAAGCGGTCTTACGGTTCTTTACGATATTAAGCAATCAGAAAAGGCGAAACTACCATTA